ATTCTTTATTACAGGTGGTCAATTAGGTTCTTGTCATAGATACCCACAATCCCTTACAAAAGCGCCTAGCGAATGGTGCGGTGAATTCATATTTGCTAATGTAGCAAGAACTAAAGACGAAGTCATGCCTGAACCCATTATTAATAACCTATTAGAATCAAAACCTATTCAAATTGAAACTAAACCTAAAAGGATTAAGAAATGATAAGACCCTTTGCAGATAAGATATTAGTAAAACCAATTGAGCGTGAAGCCAAGTCAACTATTCCTGGCTTTATATACCATGAAGAATACAATACAGGCGTAGTTGTAGCAGTTGGCCCTGGCAAAAAGATCAAAGAAGGCAAGTATGAACCTGTTCATGTTAAAATAGGTGATCGAATCAGATTTGGAACTATGGGTAAAGACGAATATCTTAAATTTCAACCTGTCATGGATAACGGTGAGAAGTTTCTTATTATGTCATGGCAAGACGTAGCATTTATTGAGGAGCAAGAAGATGGCAGTTAAACCAGGTTTATATGCAAACATCCATGCAAAACAAGAAAGAATCAAGCATGGCAGCAAAGAACACATGAGAAAGCCAGGCACTAAAGGCGCACCAACAGCTGAAGCATTTAAACAATCAGCAAAGACAGTAAAAAAGGGAGTAAAATAATGCCGTTAAAGAAATCTACAAGCCCTAAAGCATTTACATCAAACATTAAGGCAGAGATCAAAGCTGGTAAACCACAAAAGCAAGCAGTAGCAATTGCTTATGCGGTAAAACGTGAAGCATCAAAGAAGAAATCTAAATAACTAACAAAGGATACTATCATGGCCATTAAGTTGGAACTTGAAATCAAAGAAGCAGAATTAGTAGTAGCAGGTCTATATAAACTACCAATGGAAGTAGCAGAGCAAATCGTAGTAAAGATTAAAACTCAAGCTATCCCACAAATAGCAGAGCAACAAGAAGCTGACAAAGTTAAAGCTGAACCTGCACCTGAAGAACCAACAGTCTAATGCAAATAGAACAGAGGTTGCTATCGGAGCTAATTCCGTATATCAACAACTCTAGGAAGCATTCAGACGATCAAGTTACGCAAATAGCGGCTTCGATTAAAGAGTTTGGATGGACTAATCCTATATTAGTTGATGGTGATAATGGAATTATTGCAGGCCATGGTCGCATTATGGCGGCTAAAAAACTAAACATGACTGAAGTTCCTGTCATTGAGTTAGCACATTTATCTAAAGAACAACGCAAAGCATTAATCATTGCGGACAATAAACTAGCACTAAACTCCGATTGGGATTCAAACCTACTAGCTATTGAGCTAAAAGACCTACAAGACTTGGGCTTTGACCTAAATCTTACAGGGTTTGCCGATAAAGAATTAGCGGATATATTAAAGCCTGATCAAGTTGAAGGTTTAACCGATGAGGATGTCGTTCCTGATACGCCAATTGAACCAAAAACAAAGCCAGGTGACATATATCAATTAGGTAACCATAAACTTATGTGTGGCGATTCTACAAGTATAGATCAAGTTGAAAAATTAATGGATGGCAATAAAGCTTCGTTAGTTATAACAGACCCTCCCTGGAACGTTGCTTACGGAACAAATCTTGCAAATAATGCTCAAGGGTATAAAGCACGTGAGATTATGAATGATAATTTTGCAACCGATAAAGAATGGCAAGACTTTTTAAGCGGAACTATGGGTTGTATAAATATTGTTACTCTTCCAGGGTGTCCAATATATTGTGTGATGGGTGCTTCAGAATGGCCTGCTGTAGACAAAGCTTTAAGAGACGCTGATTTTCATTGGTCATCTACAATTATATGGGCTAAAGACACTTTAGTTTTATCAAGAAAAGATTATCATACTCAATATGAACCTATATGGTATGGATGGAAGTCTGATGGCCCAAGAATATGGACTGTTCAGGATAGAAAACAATCAGATTTATGGCAATGTAAAAGGCCCAAACGATCCGATTTACATCCTACAACAAAACCCGTTGAGTTACTTGAAAGAGCTTTATTAAACTCCAGCAATCATGGAGTAATTGTATTTGAACCTTTTTGTGGTAGTGGAAGCACTTTAATTGCTTGCGAAAAAACAGGAAGAAGATGTAATGCAATGGAACTAGACCCTAAATATTGTGACGTAATAGTTAAACGCTGGGAAGATTTCACAGGAAAGAAAGCCGAGTTAATACAGAATGACGTATAAAAGATGGTTTATTGTATTTAGCCACGATCAATCACCATTAGATGAGTGTATATTTACACATAAGGCCAAAGCACAGGATAAATTGGATACTTTAAGCAATAAGAATAAGCTAAATGTGGTGCAATTAGAGTTTACTTTAACTAAACTTGTAAGCGCTTGATTACATACACATTATAGAAAACACTTTGGGTTAATAAAAAAGATGCTAGAACACACACCAACAGAGAAGACTAAAGAGCAAGTATTAAGTGCTTCAGGGCTAGGATTGCCTCAATTACAAATAGCTGCATTACTTGGCATATCTGATGTGACGCTACGCAAACACTATGAAAAAGAGCTAGCGGTGGGCAAAGCAACTGCATCGGCTCAAGTGGCTAAATCTTTATACAACAAAGCTGTATCAGGTGACACTACTGCTGCAATATGGTGGACAAAGGCTCAAATGGGCTGGGGTGAAACCAATACCACTAAATTTGGTAATATTGACGGCACGCCACTTGAAGGCATACAAGTCACCTTTGTAAAGTCAGATGGATCAACAACAACTTAAAGATGCAATAGCCAGGGTTCAGTTTCCACAAAAACTAGAATGCTTATTTGAACCTAAACAATCACGCTATCGAATATTGTTTGGTGGCCGAGGCGGTGCAAAATCATGGGGTGTTGCAAGAGCTTTATTGATTAAAGGCGCTAAAGTGCCAACTCGTGTTTTGTGCGCTAGAGAGTTTATGACATCTATTAAAGACTCGGTGCATAAATTACTATCAGATCAAATCATTGATATGGGTTTAGATGGGTTCTATGAAGTAACTCAAAACACAATCAGAGGATTAAATGGCACAGAGTTTGCCTTTGTAGGTTTAAAAAACAATATTGCTAATGTTAAGTCGTTTGAAGGTATTGACATAGCTTGGGTAGAGGAAGCGCAAACCGTATCAAAGACTAGCTGGAATGTATTAATACCGACTATTCGTAAAGAACAATCAGAAATATGGATCACATTTAACCCTGAATTAGAAACAGATGAAACTTACCAAAGGTTTGTAGTTAATCCACCTGAACACTCTGTTGTTCAGCGTATTAATTGGAACGACAACCCTTGGTTTCCTGAAACGTTACGATTAGAAAAAGACGCCCTAAAGAATAGGGACTTGCAGGCTTACAATAATGTGTGGGAAGGCCTATGCCGAATCACCGTTGATGGCGCTATATTCGCTAATGAGATGAATATGGCGGATCTATCAGGTAGAATAACAAGAGTGCCTTACGATGCCACAAAACCTGTTCATGCGGTCTTTGACTTGGGTTGGGCAGATCACACAGCTATTTGGTTTGTGCAATTCATAGGCATGGAAACAAGGCTTATTAGATATTTGCAGGATACGCAAAAAACTATTAGTCATTACTTGGCTGAAATGCAAAAGTTTGGATATATATACGACACTTTGCACTTGCCACACGATGCCGAGAGTAAAAACATTGCGTCTAATGGCCGCTCTATTAATGACATAGTAAAAGCAGCAGGGTTTAAAACAAACATTTTACCTAGAGTTCCTGTAGTTGATTCTATAAATGCAGCAAGAACCATATTCAATAGTTGCTATTTTGATAGAGAAAATTGCGAGGATGGGTTACAATGTTTGCGTCACTACCGATATGAAGTTGATTCTGATACAGGTCAATTTAGTCGAAATCCACTCCATGATGTATATTCGCATGGCGCTGACGCATTTCGCTATATAGGTTTAATGATCCAAGACAAAAAAGAACGTAAAGCTCAAAAATTAACTTATAGTCCTGGCGCAAGCTGGATGGGATAAAACATGGCAGAAGATAGCATTCAACAAAGTGATAACGACCCACGCATAGCAGATGCGATTAAATTCTTACAGTTTGCCAACGAAGCAGACCAAAACAATAGATCAGAAGCTTTAGAAGATTTAAAGTTTGCAGCAGGTGACCAATGGCCTGTTGAAATTCAAAACAGCCGAGTATTAGAAGCTCGCCCATGTCTAACAGTAAACAAAGTTGACGCTTATTGCCGTCAGATCACTAATCAGATGCGCCAACAAAGACCACGCATTAAAGTGCATGGCATGAATAACGAATCAGACGCAAGAATGGCAGAAATACTACAAGGTATATGCCGCCACGTTGAAACACAATCAGACGCAGACCAAGCTTATGACAAAGCAGGTGACTTTGCAGTAAGAATGGGTTGGGGCTATTGGCGTGTTACTACAGATTATGTTCGTGACGATTCATTCGATCAAGAAATCTACATTAGAGCTATTGATAATCCTTTCACAGTTTACTTTGACCCTAATTCTGTTATGCCTGATGGATCAGACGCAGAAACAGTTTTAATTACTACAGTCGTATCAAAAGACAACTTCCGTAAAATGTATCCTAAAGCCGAAACAGAACAAGGCTTCACAATGCGTGGCACAGGTGACACTAATCCTGAATGGGTTATGAAGGAAGATATTAGAATTGCTGAATACTTTTACACAGAACGCAAATCTATTAAGGTTCATTTACTATCTGATGGTTCGAGTGTTAAGTCAACCGACTTACCTTCACAAGATATATTAGACGCAGCAGGCATTACCATTGTTGAATCTCGTGATTCGTTTGAGAAAAAGATTAAAGTATGCAAACTAACTGCTATGGAAGTATTAGAAGAAGGCGAATGGGCAGGTAAATATATCCCTATTGTTCCTGTGTTTGGTCAAGAAACTGTAGTCGAAAACAAAAAGAAGAAGTTTGGTATTGTTCGCATGGCTAAAGACCCACAAAGAATGTATAACTTTTGGCAAACTTCCCTTACCGAATCAGTTGCATTAGCACCTAAAGCTAAATGGCTATTGGCTGAAGGCCAAGATGAAGGCCACGAAAATGAATGGGCTATGGCTAACATTAAATCTATGCCTGTTTTGCGTTATAAGCAAAAAGACATTGATGGTCAACCAGCGCCTCCACCACAAAGATTACAACCTGAACCACCTCCAGCTGGCATTATGGCTGCGGCTCAATCTATGACTACTGACTTAATGCAAGTAGTAGGTATATTTGATCCAGCTCAACTACCACAAGGCAATGTTTCAGGTAAAGCATTACAAGGTCAGCAACAACAAGTTGATATGACTAACTTCCATTACTATGACAACTTAACTCGCTCTATTCGTCAAACAGGTCGTATCATTCTTGATTTAGTTCCAAAGATATATGATAGAGAAAGAGTATTAAGAATTATTGGTGACGATGGCAAACCTGAAATCTTAACTATTAACCAATATGGCCAAGACGAAGAAGGTATCACAAAGATTCTTAATGATGTAACCGTAGGTGAATATGATGTTGTTATGGATACAGGCCCAGGTTACAACTCTAAACGTCAAGAAGCAGTTGAGTCTATGATGGCTCTGTTTGCAGCTGATCCTAGTTTAATCCAACAAGCAGGTGACCTATTGGTAAGAAACATGGATTTTCCAGGCGCAGAAACGATTGCTGATAGATTAGCAGTAAATAACCCATTAGCTAAAGTTGACGATAAGTCTAAAGTGCCACCAAGAGTTCAAATGCAACTCCAACAACTCCAAGCACAAAACCAACAATCACAACAAGCTATTCAACAGCTTCAAATGGTTATCCAACAACGTCAAGACATCGAAGGAGTCAAACAAGATGCAGAAACTAAACGTAAACTTATGGATGTCACAGCTAAAGCTCACGATACTGAATTGCGTGAAGAAACTAGCAAGCGCAATACAGACATTAATAATGACACTAAAATCCAAATTGAAGAGCTTAAAGCGCAAGTAGCCCTTTTATTAGCAAAAATGAATGGCGTGCAAGCTAAAATGGCTAGTGCAGAAACAACTGAAAGAGCTATATAAGTAAGAATTGATTTGTAAGTGATTTTGTAGTATAAAGCAACAATCTACCAATGGAATCATTGGGTAAAAATCTTGGAGTTATCCATGTCAGAACAAGAACGAGTAGCAACAGTAGTAACTTCTGAAAATTCAGAAGCGTTTTATGCAAATAAGTTGGGTTTAGCTGAACAAGCACCGATTGAGGCTGAAGTAGAAACACCTAAACAGGAAGTTGATACAACAGAGCCAACGGAAGAAGCTGAAGTTCAGAGTGAATCAGAAACAACTGAAAAAGAAACAGAAACAAAAGCAACAGAAGAGAAGAAACAAAACCCCAAGCTTGAGAAAAGATTTTCAGAACTAACAAAGCAACGTGAAGAAGCTCGCAAAGAAGCGGCTAAAGAACGTGAAGCTCGTGAGTCTTTAGAAAGTCGTATTAAAGAGCTAGAAGGAAGAGCTGAACCGAAACCTGTAGAGGAAAACGTTAAGCCTTCGCCAAGTCAGTTTAATGATGCGTTTGAATACGCTGAAGCATTAGCTGAATGGTCGGCAGAAAATGCCCTTTTGAATAGAGATAAAGCCGAAGCTGAACGAAAAATTCAAGATGAACGATCAAAAATCATTAAATCTTGGAATGATCGATTAGTTAATGTTAAGGCGGATTTACCTGATTATGATGAAATGATTGCCTCTGCATCCGACATAACTGTCAACGATGCTATAAGAGATGCAATGTTAGAGTCTGAACAAGGCCCTAGAATACTTTATCATTTAGCAGAAAATCCTGAGCTAGCAGAAAAGCTAAATACTTTATCAACAGTGAGCGCCCTTCGAGAAATTGGAAAGTTGGAAGCAAAGTTTGAGGCTAGTGAAACACCTAAAGATGCCAAGACTGACGCTGAAACTAAACCTTCTATTGCACGCAGCAAAGCACCTGCACCAATTAGTCCTATAAAGACAAGTTCAGCAGTTGCCGATGTTGGAGTAGGTTCTGATGGTGAATTCCATGGCACTTACCAACAATGGCGTGAATCTCGTAAAGCAGGAAAAATTAGGTAGCAGGATATTAAACTCTTAAAATAAGGAAATATCATGGCTAATAATTTACTAACCATTAGCAAGATCACCAACGAAGCGTTGATGGTTTTGGAAAATGAATTAACATTTACTTCAGAAGTTGATCGTAACTACGATGACCAATTCGCTGTTGTAGGTGCAAAAATCGGTAACACTGTAAACGTAAGACGTCCTGGTCGTTTCATCGGAACAACAGGCCCAGCATTAAACGTTGAAGATTTCAATGAAACTTCAGTTCCTGTTACTTTATCAACACAATTTCACGTTGACACACAGTTTACAACTCAAGACCTAGCATTATCTTTAGATATGTTTAGCGACAGAGTTCTTAAACCAGCTGTTGCAGCGATTGCAAATAAGATTGATCGTGACGGTCTTACAACTGCTAAAAACAACACAGCAAACATTGTGGGTTCAGCAGGCGTAGCTCCT